ACAATTTCTTGTCTAATTCCACCTTTTAATTCTGCTTTTGTTTCAGCAATTAATTTTGGTATGGTTGTTTTATAATCTAAATTTGGATTTGCAGTAATAGCATCATTATATTTATCAATAAGTAACGATGTTGCTGAAGTAATAATAGTATTAGCATCATCTTCATCACCACCTAGAATAACAAAGTTTTCACCTACTCCTAATCCAAAAGCACTTTGCACCTTTTTACGAAAATCAGATTTTTGTGTTTTTTGTTTTCCGTCAAATTCATTTAACAATTCTGTTTGTTGTGCTGCACTTAAATCAGGGAAATGTTCTTGCAGCTGCGTAAAAGTTATATTGTATTGATTGATTTGATTTTTTAATTTTGCTGTTAAAATATCATTACCAAGAGGATTAGATGGAGGATTGAAACCATCTTCTGTATTAGAAGTGTTATACCAATCTGTATATATTTTTTTCTCTTTACCCTCAAAAGCAGAAAGAGGTAATGAATTTAAAACATCAAATGCACCTTGTCTTTCTGTATCATCTTGCGTTGTATATAACTGATATAATGCTAAATTTTTTTTCTCTTTTTGTTTTTTTATTAAAGTGTTGTCTACTCTTTCATTATTAGAAAATTCTTCATATTCATTGTCTGTAAATTTTTCTAATACAGCTCTTGCATCCACATCATCAAGACGCTTTATAATTTCTTGCAAATTAGATATACCAGGCACATTCTCATCTGTTGCTGCATTAAGTTTTTCTAGTGTTAAAGTAAAATTATTGTAAGGTTGATTACCTTTAAATAGATCTTCTAACCCAATACGAAAAGCATTCTTATACGCATCGGCAGCTAGTTTGTAAGATTTATCTGCTCCGCCATATGTTGCATAATTTGCTAAACTTTCTTGTAAACTAAATAAAGCAGCATTAAAATTTTCTGATCCACTAGAAACTAAACTACCAACAGAATTTGAATTGACCATTGATTGTTCTTCAAATGTTAATAAATTTAATGTTTTTGTCTTCGTTAAATATTTATCATACAACGAATTACGCAGTGGTAAAAAATCTAAATTTAATTGGTTAGTGACTGATTTTTTTATAAAATCATATTTGTAATTTTTATTAGCTATTTCACTTAACAATCCTATTTTTACTTTTTCTAATTCTTCCATCCATATTTCAGGATTAAGAGGATTTGCTAATTGTATATTTTTTTGTGCTGTATCTAGTTGTGTTTTGTAACTAATATTTTCTGAAGCTATTATTCTTTTACTTTCATTTTCAACAATTACGCTGCCGAACTTTGCAATATCATTTAATGTTTTAGACGTTGTATCGGCTATGCTTGCTATTGCACCTGATGTAGCAGATTGTGGTATTTCTACGACAGCAGTTGAGCCAACAGATTGTGGCTGAATATTTGTTGATAAATTATAAATAGGAATTTTTGGCATAGTTATTATCCGTAATAAGTTTTATATGAAGTACCAGCAGACGCAGCTCCGCCTAGTAATGAACCGTATGCTTTGTATTTATATGTGGTTGCTAAATTTTGACCTGTCATTAATGCTACTTCACCACGATACCTAAGTTGTGCAGCATCATCATCCATTTTCTTTTTTTGTATAGTTGCATTATATTCTAAAACATTTCTTTCATACTGAGCAAGTCTAGCATTTTCTGCAATAACATCTTCTGGTGTACCATCGAATGTTACACCTGATTTCATATAATTTACTCTTGTGATAGCATTTCGTATGAGAGTGTTGCGATCAAAAATAAAAAGATTGTGTGCTAAACCAGCATCAACAATTTCTTTGTTTTGTTCAACAACATCTGCTGCACGATTGAAACCTTGTTGATTAGCAACGCCAGTTGCTTTTGCTGCACTTGCAGCTGTCATTGCTCCTACTGCACCAACAACACCAGCAGCAACTTGTGCACCTACAACTACTGGAGCCATTATTCTACCCTCGCATATCTTATGTAATCTTGTTTCATATAATCGTATTTCCTCATTTCACCTTCTGCTTTCATTCCTAAAAATTCTGCAAAACGGTATCCTTGTATGTAACCTTTCAACACAGCTGTTTGTAAACGATGCATGTTATTTTTTTCAAACAAAACATCAGTGCATCCTTTTATTAACCTTGCTGTCTCAACAGGATATTGATTGACATAATGGGTTGCTATAACCCAACCTTCATAACATCCTTCCCATAAACGTATTACACCACCGCAAATAATTGGTCTGTTATCCTTTACTGCTGTAAAGCAATCATCAATTTCTAAACTATCAATAAAAGACATATTAGTTTGGTTTCCAATTAATTGATTATTAATTTCATTAAAAACTAAATATCCGTGTTCTTTTATAAATGGTCTAAGATCCATTATCCATCATACGTATTTAATTGTGGGTATAAGGCAGTAACGGTCATCGGTAATGGTTGTGTTTGTTTAATAAATATAAAACCATCCGTTTCATAATCTGCATTAAACTCTATCTGTTTATCTCCTGTAAATAATTCAACCGCAGTATCCATATCCATCGAACTATCACGAAATGGAATAATATCGGTATTGGTTGATGTACTTCCTATTTGTCCACCAACTGTTTGAAAAAATCTTGCTGTTATTTCTTGTATCCTTTTTACTTTGCCTTGTGATGAACCATCTGCACTACCACTTTCAATTCGCATTGTTTGTAGAGTTGATGTGTAATTCAATCCAACAATCGCTTTTGTAACAGATCTATCTAATGTAATAGCACCACTGGATACTGTTTTATCCGCATGTGTAGAACCGTTAGCTAAGATTGTTACTGTTTGTCCTTCTAAATGATCAAGTCCTGATAAAGATGTTGTTGCTCCACCAGAATACGATAACGCACTATCTAAGAACCAGGCATCTTCAATATCATCAGCAAAATCAAATGGCTGCATAATTTCGACATATCTTTTTGTACCACCATTAATGGTGCGTTTTACAATCATGTATAAACTATCTTCACCTTTAGAAGCAGCTGTTGAATTAGATATAGCGGCAACACTTTCTACGACTGCATTACCTGTACTAAATGCACCACCTAAAATATGTCGATGCCAGGCAACAACATTTTCAGATCGTTGATAGGTCATGCCAGTTAAAACACCATCAGAACGCACTACCCAAACAATACTGTCTGGCTCTTGTTGATATGTCCAATTTGTAAAACCTGTGCCAACACCAGTACCAGAAACATGTTCTGCTAATAAAGTTAAATCTGGTGCAACATAACCATCACTATCAAAATCAAAAACTAATTCACGAACTTTTTTTCCAGCTCGTTGTACGAATAATATTCTATTTCCAGCAAGCAGTGCATCTACATCTGACGTACCATAACCAGCTTGTCTTTTTATTTGTATGTTTGTCGGTGTAATAGGTTCAGCCGAAGAAGACGCTGTTGCCACAAATTCACCACCTACCGTACCAATAAGTAGTGTTCTTAATCCTTTAATATATTTTATTGCATTTACCTGGTCAGAGCCAATCGTAAATGTCATTCCATCATCAGCATTTGTGCCTGTTGTCATATCTTCAAAATCACCAGACTTAGAAAAAAATAATTTTTGCGGTGCAGCATTTGTACCAGCAAAAACTAATCGTTCTTCAAAAAAAGTTACAGAGCTCGGATAGTTGTCTGTTGATGTAAACGGATCAGCTGTCGGTGCATAATTAGATAATGTCCAGGATGTATGAGAACTTCTCGATAACTTTCTTGGTTTATGTGATGGATGTACTATGTACAAAATATCTGCTGACTGTGCGAATTTTATTTCAGCAGCTTCCGCTGCAGAATAGGGGGTTGTAATTTCTACTGCTACGCCACTGTTTAAAACTTGTCCGCCATCTTTATACACTCGCATATATGTGTTTCCAAATTCTAACACATATGTTTGTGTGGTTGAAAACTCAAAAGGTACAAGTGTTGCTTCTCCATCACTTTTTGTTGATGCAATATATTTTGTACCAGGTCTTCTGGTAGCACCTCCGTGTGGATGGATCACCATATTTTCTAAAGTCTTACAACCTTGAAAATATTTTTGTAGATCTACTCTCCCATCTAATCGTGGAGATAATTCACCACCTGTGAAATTCGTAAATGCAAACGTTGATCGTGGCATTTATTTTTTCTTTTTCTTCTTTTTTAATTTTTTAAAATCAGCTGCATCAATCTTTTTTTTGTTACCACCAGCAGCTGCTAGTTTTTTTTGTTTTTTTGAATATTTTGAATATGCCATTATAACCTCGCATTAATAAAATCATCTGCCTGGATACGTACATCATCATCTGCTGTACCTTCTGTTGCATCAGTAAAGCGTGCTTCTTTTAATTTATTTTCATAAATAGAAAACATACGATCCATCAATGTTGATGATTGTGTGATTGGATAACACATTTCCGCAGCTAATCTAGCGGACAATGTTTCTATTAAAAGTGTATCGTATTCTGTTGTGTCAGTTATTTTTGCCACATACAAAATTTTCATTGTGTCTTCATCAGTTAATAATTTTTTACCTTCAATACGGAATTTTTCGTTATTTGATAAATTACTATTTTCTGATTTTAAAACTCGTAAACAATCCGCTGGCAAAGTGTAGGCATTAGAAAATTCAAATACAGGGGAAACTGTATCTAGTGCTAACTCTACTCTTTTTTGTAAACAATTCCAGGGATGTGAACGGAAGACGGCATCTCTTACAGGTTCATATCGTTGGTTGCATAAGCGACCATTTTTAGAATTTTCTGTAAGTGCTATAATTGTAGATGCTCCTAACATGTTAAGAGCTGAATTACATATATCAACAACTGATGCCATCTTCTCTCCTTATTTAATTATTCAGTGGAATACATTACCCAACAGAATACTGTACCAGTAGCGGAAGCTCCGCCAGTTGTAATTAGTATATCTGTTTCTGCTGTTGTTCTGTATCCAACCCCAGTCACAGCTGCTATTGGTGCACCAGTAGATGAACCAGCTAGCATTGATTGAGATTGTCCAGCAACATTCCATGTTCCAGTTACACCGATAAATCTATCATCATCATCGCTGTCACCAACTTTTAGTGTTACACCTGATCCTAATGCATCGCACTTTAGTACGACATCGTGGATAGTTGCATCTTTTGGTAATCTTGCGATTGTAATGTCAGATCCTGATGCTAGGGAAGATGCTTCATAAGTGTCATGGAAGACACGCATTTTTCCACCAGCATTTTCGCTGTCAACTTTCACTACAGGGGTAGCATCCATGTTTGTAATATTTGCTCCTTTTACACTTGCCATGTTCTACCTCCTTACGCTTCGTGTGCTTCTATAGAAACAACTTTTTCTTCTTCGATCCTTGTTGCTCCGAATGATGCGCAGTAGTATACTTGTGTAGCGTAACCTTTATCAGATCGTTCATCAATTCTTGACATAACGTCTTTACCGATTGCTAACTTGATACCATCCATTGCATAAGCGAAACATTTTCTCTTAGAAGATGCTATTGATAATCTGTTTGACACAATAAATTCAAAACCCATGAAGGTATTGACTTCACCAGTCACTAGAGCTCTCACTGTATTAAAGTCAGAACTTGTTACAGATGTTGTTCCTAATAAGTCATCAATTTGTCTTGGCGATACAACAATGTATCTTTTAATTGACGGATCAATAGAATTGAGATCCATTATTCTTTTAGCGTTTCTCAATTTTGCAACTGTTAATCCATCAGTGCCAGACTCTGTAATTGCTTGACCACTTGGTAATGTAGTAGAAGTACCACCTGATACTCCTGTAAAAGCTGTTCCTGTTGCAGCTGTTATGATCTCATCATCCATTGCTCTACCCATTGCATATGCAGCAGCTAATGCATAAGTTGATGTAGGATCAATAAGAGTTCTTACTTTATCCTGTTCATCAATTAGATCAGCATACTCATAGTCAACAAGTGACACTCTACGTCTTGCGTGAGGTGTATCGAGCTGCGGAGTGTCCGCATGGCGTGATGTTCTCTTTACAGCACTGACAGAACCAATTTGTTCAAAGAACGCATTTTTGCCTTGTACAGTTTCACTATCAACTTTATCTCTCAAAAGAGAACCTTTTTGTTGAGATAAAAGAGTGACGTTATTACTATACTGTTCGACAAAAGCTGTAGTTATTTGTGAACTCATCACATACTCCTTGTATATAAAGTTAAATTTTTAAACTAAATCAGTCATGCTATCCTCACGGACATGTCTTGGATTTTAAGACTTTTGGTCTGCTTTCTTTCTAGCTGTCTTTGAAGACCGAGGATCGGCTACCTTCGTTACCCACGCAAATATTTCATCTGCGTGAGAAACCCATTCTTTTTTTTGATAATCAGAACCTGTATCAAAAATTATACGTACTATTTCTAAACGTAATTCTTCAGTTGTAAATGTTTTATTCTCCTGTGTCATTCACCATCTCCCTCAAACGGAATACTTCATCAACAACACGCTGATGGTTTGGATGTGTTTTATTCCAATAAGCTGAACCTGGTTCAATTAACGTATTAATTTTTTCTTGTGCTTGATCAGGTGTCATTACATTTTCTTGCGGATTAGGAAGCGGTCTATCTTCACCCATCTTATCAGCAAGTTTAACAAAACCTTTTATTAAATCAACATTGTTACCTAACGTTGTACCATCTGCTAATTTAACACTATCAAGTTGTTCTTTTGAAAAAACTGTTTGTGCAAGACGCATTGCAGCAGATAATTTATTATCATAAGCTCTCCCAAATGTTTTACGTAATTCAGACTCTGTTTGAGCTCGTTGCTGTTCTGCATCAACTTGTGCTTCATTCGTTGCTTGTTCCTGGACACCGTTATAAAATTTAATTAGCTCTTGTACCTGGTTGTTATTTAATCCCAAGTTATGTGCAACAGGTTTAAAATTATTTATTAGATCTGTTGCTTCACCATCAATTTTATATTCTTCTGGGGAAGGTGGTCTTCCAAGTTTATTAAAAACATCATCCCATTCTTCTTTTGTTGCAAATTCATTAGGTAAAACAATTTTATCTTTACCAATCATTTTTTGCGAATGAATGTAACTTTTAGCCAGTCCTGGTATGTCCTGGATTGTTTTTAATGAGGGATCAGTTTTTAAATCATCAGGAAGTTGATCCTTCCAGTTTACTTCCGTTGGTTGTTCGACAGGTTGCTCAGACGGTTGTTGTTCCGCTACCTGGTTTTCTTCTGCCATGTTTTTCTCCTTTTAGCATTTTCTTGATAAATAAAATAACACTTCGCTGTCCTTCTAAAAAAGCTAAGTTGTTATTATCATTATCCATTGTTGACGAATGAATGTGAAAACGATTTTCTAAATCTTCTAATACTCTTTTGCCATTGTCTGTAGCAAAAGTAATCTCATACGTTTCTAGTAACTGTTTAATCTCTTTTGGTATATCCATATCTTGTGCTTTGGAAGCTTCAGCGAGCTACCATATATTGTTATTTTAACGCTTTTACCATTGGTGCAGCTTGACCTAATGCTTGTGCTTCATTCATCTGTGCTTGTGCTTCCGCAGCTGCTTGTTCTTGTTGAGCTCTCTGCTGACGCATCTGTTGCACTTCTTGATCACTACGCATTATTTTTGCTGGTACACCTAAAACTTCTTGTGTGTGTTTTACAAACTTATCGACATCAATGTAATCAAACACTGGTGCTAATTGTTGTAATGGTGCGAGCATTTCTAACATACGAATAGAAGAATTGACATCGCCACTTCGTTGCGATCTAGCAAGCGGTGATGTGTATTCAATATCAATATTTTGACCTTGTAATTGTTCAGGCGGAATAGGGAACATGTTTAATCGTAACATAATATTAAAACATCTAGTGATTAACGGTTGTAACATTTCTCCCTGGAGTCTACCTAACACTGGTGCAAGCATTCGCATTTTTTCTTCATTACGTTGTAATACTTCTGTTGCTGTCATATTAACTCGTTGTGCTAATAATAACTGATCAACATAGAATGCTTTACGAATTGCATCTCTGCGTTGTTCTTCGTATTGTACACCTAAACCAATATTGGCATTTGTATTGAGTGGTTCAATTCTATCTCTTGAACCTGAACGATAAAAATTTAAACCACCAGGTACAGTACGTATTGGTAATATAAATCCATCGTCAGGAACTAAGAGGGGAGGATCTATCGTTTTTTGTGCTGCCTTGATAATTGTTTCTGACATTTTATTAATCATTTTAATGTCAGCTAATGCAACCATTGCTGGAGATCTTCCAAATATTTCTGTCGATGATTTTAAAAATCTCGGTACAACATATGGAAACTCATCATATCCACCTTCACCTAATAACGTATTTGTTTCAGGATCACAGTAAACAGACGCAAATGGTTTATTTAGTGCATCATTTTTTCTTGGATCAAAAATATCTCTCGGCAAAACGATATGCAATAACTCTATTTCATCATACGGATTGTTTTCATTTAATTTTTTTATTTTTTCATAATCTTCGCCAAACATGTTGACAGCAGATCGTGCAGACATTTTAAATTTTCTGTACACCGTATCAACACGACCAAATTCATTTTCTTGAATATACATTTCCGAAATATGTCTTGTTGAAAACCGTAGTCCAGTTGTTTCATCTTTTTCAATAATCATCGATGCTGTACCAAATGTAATTAAGTCCTGGTACAACTCATGTACTTCTTGTTGAAAGTTAGATCTGTTAAGTACAATGTACATTTGATTAGTACATTCTTCCAACCATTCCATTGATGCATCATCTAAATTTAATCCATAATCTTTATACTTCATGGAAAACCACGGTGATGCTGCATTCGTTAACATGCCATGCAACGAGGAAGCTAATAATTCAGCTGCGTGTATAGCGGTAGAGTCAAATATTTTTTCTGTTCGTTTATCACCTTTAGCTCTTTTGACCGTTACATCAGCTCGTCTTGGCAACACATAGTCTGCAATTTCTTGCCAATGACTTTCCCATGTACCTCTTGCTGCTTTTAACTGCGAAAATCTTTTCACTAATCTTTTTATATCAATCACCTAATGTATCTCCTTCTCCACCTAGTATAGTGTTTGTTATGTTATTAATAATATTGCCAGCAAATGATTGCGGTGTTCTTTTCTTTTTATACTTTTTACCTTCTTGTGCTGCCTGAAAACCACCAATGTAATCTTCGTATGCTGCTTCTGGTTGTGCGTAATCGGCTGCCGCTTGTCCAGCAGCTGTTGTCATCAACGTTCCTCCAATACCAGGCATAGCTAGTGATAAACCACCTACTGTTAATCCTTTAATTTTGTTTTGTTGTTTTAGCATTTCCTCGGAGATTGGCACGGAAGTTAATGCACCACTTGGATCACCTGTACCCATTGCCGTTGGCGTAGATGGAGTTTGCACCCCAGCATTAGGATTACCTCCACCATATAAAACTTGACTACCAGCAGAACCAGTTTGGAATG